CTGATGGCGTGTTTGAGTGCCAATTATCAGGATGTCATTGAATTGGTCGCTATTGCCATTAATAAACCCGTGGCATTTGTCGAAGGGTTAAATACCAAAGACGGTGAAGAATTGTTAATTGTTTGGTGGGGTGTCAATTCCGATTTTTTTACCCGAAAGGCGGTGCAGCCTATGATAGAGCGCAAAGCAAAGGACAATCTCGGCAAGTGGACTGGGGTGAAATTGTAGAATTTTTAGTTGCGAACGGTCATCAATTCCGAGAGATTGCCGACTATACTGCCCGCCAGTTGTTATTGTTCTATGACAAAGCATTACGGCGTGAGCGCTTGGCACGCGCAGCCAGAACAACCGATATGGCTTATGGGGTAAACGGCGGTAAAGATTTGAAAGACTATATAAACACCTTGACCGCCGATTAGGCGGCCAAGTTTAAGAAGGGGTTTAGCGGTGAGGGTGGAACATCACGGCAATCACGGCGGCGGCAAACGGGAATCTGAAAACCAGTTTGAAGATGCTAACCCCAATGCCGAAAAGCAACATCACCGCAATCAAACTGCGAAATTCAATCACCCCTAACAACACCAGCAACAACGGGACGGTTATCGGCAAGGTCACGATAGCCCACGCAATATAACTCAACATTTTATCGTTTTTCATTATTTTGGACTCCCATGGCTGATAATTTAACACTCGCACTCAAAGTCAAAGCGGATTTGGATAACGCTGTCCGTAATTTTAAATTACTGGAAGCAGAAATGCAACGTACTGCGCGTGCAGGCAATGCCGTCGGGCGAGACAGCCGAAGCGGGGCTCAAGGTTTGAATGCGCTGGGCAACAGCGCAGACCAAGCCACCGGCAAGCTCGGCAAGACGCGGGCGGGTGTGGAATCTATCAGCAAACAACTGACGGTACTTAAAAAGCAAGTTGTGGGACTTGCCGCACTTTCAAGAATTTCCGTCGGATTAGCCGGCATTGCCAACACATCCGACGAATATAAAAACTATCAGGCGCGCATTAATCTGGTGTCAGCTTCAAATCGCGAAGCAAAAGGCACATTTAAGGAATTAATGCAGATTGCCGATGATACCGGGCAGTTATTTAATGCTACCGCTGAACTTTATACCCGTAGTTACCGTGCTTTGGGGGATAAAGCAAACAGCGCGGAACTGTTGCAATTTACCAAGACAATCCAGCAAGCGACAGTGGTTTCGGGCGCGAACGCGCAAGAAGCCAGTGCCGCGATTATTCAGCTATCCCAAGGGCTGGCTTCAGGCACATTACGGGGTGAAGAATTTAATTCCGTTTCCGAACAAATGCCGATTATCCTGGAAATCCTGCAAAAGAGCCTTGGCAAAACCCGGGGCGAACTCCGCAAGATGGCTGAACAGGGCGAGCTTACCCCGCAACTGATTATTGGTGCCATGAAAGAGGCGAAAGATGAAATCCAGCGCCAATATGACGCGATGCCACACACTATCGGGCGGGCAATCAATGAATTAAGCAATGCCTGGTTACGCTTTATCGGTCAAACAGACAAAGCGGTGCCTGCGGTGTCACTGGTGGCAAGTACTGTCAGCGCGTTGGCGAAAAACCTTGACGAACTCGGCACGGTGTTACTGATTGTTGCAGGGGCGGCAACAGGTCGTTACATCAGTAGTATGGCAAAAATGGCGATTGAAACCGTGCGTAACAATACGGCAACTGCCGTGGGTACCCGAAGCCTGATTGCTCGGGCGCAAATCGAAGTCAATGCTGCCAAAGCCGCTTTAGCCATGGCGGTGGCGACCGAGCGCGAAGCAATTGCAACAGAACGCCTTGCCCTTGCCAATCGCAATTTGGCTACGGCAAAAGCGGGTGCAACGGCATCAGGTATCGGTCAAAGTCTGCTGGCACTGGCGGGCGGCAAATTGGGACTGGCGATTACAGCGATTACCGGGCTGTATCTGGCGTATGAATATCTGAAAAACAGAGAAGAATTAGATACGCAGTATCAACAAACCGCCAATTCCATCCAGTCAAACATTGATAAAACACAGGGCTTAATTGAAGCGCGTACGAAACTTGGCGAACTTGGCGGGTTTACCGACCGTGTGGTGCAGGTGGATACAAACAACAAAGCGATTGAAGACGCCAAGAAACAACTGGATGAGCTGATTGCCCGCCGTAATGAGCTGCTTAATCAAAACCGCACAAGCGTGATGGGCGGATTGATTAATGCAGATGAAATTAACAAAGTTAACGAACAAATTGGTTCGCTTGAAAAACACTTAAAAGAGCTTGGCAACATAGCCAACATTGTGAAAGAACAGTATAAAGCGGCATTTGATGAAGCGATTACTGCCGGCGGCGAGCTTGCTGAAAAACTCAAAGCGTTGGGTGGTCCGGAGGTTGAAGAAGCGCAAGCACTGTTAAGGGATATTATCAAGAAGAACGAAAGCGAATTGCAGGAAATGCAAGGTGAGCTGAAAAAACTTGAAAGCAAACTGAACAGCGATTTAGTTGACGCGACTTATACCGCTGCCGAAAAACTCGAACGATTCCGCGACCGTGCTATTGAAGCGGCAAAGAAAGCGGGCGATAGCGGCAAGTTGTTGCAGCCGTTAATTGATGGATTAAACAACATTATTGATTTGCAAAATAAAGTCGATAATGCAAAGACGGCAAAAGATAACCAGAAAAAACTTGAAAGCTTACGGGCGCAAGCAGAAAAATCGTCATTAAATGCACGAGGGCAACGCGATTATGACATCAATCACACCGATTGGGAAAGTGAAGAACAGCGTCAGCAAGCATTGAAGTATTCCGCGCAAATTGAGGCGGGAGAAAAAGTACGTAAAGCTGCATCGAAAAAGAAAACCGAAGAATATGATGCGAGTAGCAAGAATCTTGAACTTAACTTGCAGTATTTACGCTTAACCGGACAGCAAGTTAAAGCCAATTTAACCGACATTGAGGGACGTTATAGCAAGCTACTAGCCGAGTTCCAAAAGCACAGCAATGTTGACGGGATTAATCTAATTAAAAAGATTTTACCGTTGGAAAAAGCGAAAGTGCAGATTGACGGCGTGCAGGCGGAAATTAATAAGCTGTTTCAATCCCAATCAACACAAGAACAGCGTATTAATACGCAAGTGCAAACCGGATTGATTACTCATCTTGAGGGACAAAGACAACTGAAAGAAATCTATGCACAAACCGTCGCCGAGATTGAAAAACAATTGCCATTGCTTGAGAAACTCGCGCAAATGCCAGGCACACAGGGCGAACAAGCCAAAGCGTTGTTGGAGCAAATGCGCGGTAAAATCTCGGAGCTGAAAAACGCAGGCAATGACCTTGAGAAAGCGTTTAAAGACGGACTAACACAAGGTATCCAAACATCACTGGTTGGCCTTGCAAACGGCACGATGACGTTAAAAGACGCGATCAAGAACCTGGCTACAACGATTTTGAATGCGATGGCACAGATTGCAGCGCAACAGCTTGCGCTGCAAGCATCAAGTGCTATCGGTGGGTTATTCGGCGGCGCAGCAAGTAGTGCCGCAGGCAGTGCGGTGGCAGCGGTCGGACGTGCTACCGGCGGTCCGATTCGCGGACCGGGCACCAGCACATCCGATTCTATTCCCGCTCGTTTATCTGACGGTGAGTGGGTAATCCAGGCGTCTGCCGTATCACATTACGGACACGCATTCATGGATGCGATTAATAGTAAGCGGTTACGCAAACTCGCTACCGGCGGTCCGGTCTCCGTGCCTGCAATGCCAAGCTACCGAGAACCCGGATTAAGTGATTCACTGCGCGAGGGACGAGCAGGTTCGCAAGTTGTGGCATCTCCGGTGCAAATACAGCAAACACTTGCAGTTGATAGCGCAGAGCTTTTCACATCAGGCATTAACACCCGCGCAGGAGAACAAGCCGTGTTGACAGTAATTAGAGCGAATAAACAAACGCTGAAACAAGATTTAAGTTAATAGAGGTGAAAATGGCTTATAAGACAGGTACAGCACAAAATGAGCGCGATTTGCTCGATGTTTTAAATAAGTTTTTGACGACCGACCCGACATTAATTGCTAACGGGCAGGCGTGGACGGTATTACTTGACCGCACATTGCCAGCCACGGCAACAACAAAAGAAATCCGCCAGATTGCGTGGAAATCCACCGGTACAGGCATTGAGCAGGATATTTATATCTGTGCGTCAACCGCAAATTTGATTTCGGCGGATACTTATAACATCAACTTTTGGGGCGGCACGTTTTACAACGCGCAATTTGTTACACCAACCGAAATTCACACCGGCTTAATTAACCCGTCGCCGGGTGTGGCACTTTTCGGCGACAACAGACCGGTTGAATATCATATTGTAGCAGATGGGCGTTGCTGCAAAATAGTGACACGTATCTCACAAGTCTGCTCCAGTGCATATTTAGGTTTTATCTTACCGACTGTGCCGCCGACAGAATACCCGTACCCACTTTGTATTGCAGGTAGCGCACCAATTGTTAACAGTAACAATAATGCGGTATTTATTCGCTACTCACAGGCTGACGAGTTTAACTCATCTATCGTTAATCCGTTTTACGGCAATTGTTGGTTAATTACCCCGGACCAGGCATGGCGTGATTTTTACGGGCAACGTTACGAGCGTGTCACTGCGGATTCTTCAAATCAGTGGCTATATCCCATAAGTAATTTGCAATTTTATTCAAGACACCAGCAACCACAAATGATGCGTGAGATGGGAGCATCGCCCGGCGGGAGTTTTCCGCTTTTTCAAGTCGAGTTTTTTAGCTCGGCAGGCTCAAGTCAGGGCAGTAACCGCTGGGGTGCAATGGACGGTATTTACTGGATCCCCGGTTTACAACGCGCGGCGGGGGACAAAGTCACTATTGCAGCGGGTCGGTCAGGCGTTGTGTTTAACGGTGGTTTCAGAGTAACCACAGTCGATTATTTTGTATTAGAGACCACAACGGGGGCGTAATCATGGCATATCAAACAGGCACCGCAAAAACATTAAATCAGCTTGTGACTAAACTGGCAGAATTTGCACAACAACAAGGTTGGGTCATTGATAAAACAGCAGATAATCAGCTCTACTTACATAATACGGATGGCTATTGGTCATGTTATTTATCGTCCGATGATAATGGTTTTTATATTTGTATTAATACCGGATTTGATAATAGCAAACCGGCGCAAGAACAGCCGGGTACATCAAGGACAAATGCTTACCGTGTTATTGATACAGACACAACGCAATTACAAAACGGTAATTACGTTTCGTATGATTTTTTTGGCACTAAACAGTACTTACATGTAGTTGTTCAAATTGAGGCGGAAAAATTCCGTCATTTAGGCATCGGTACATTAGACAAAGAGGGCGAGTATACCGGTGGTCAATATGCATTCGGCACGTTTATTACCGACAATGATGGACATTATCAAAGTTCAGATCATGTGTATGGATTTTCTCCCGGAAGAGAAGGAAAACAAGCCGTTGTACGTGCAGATGGCGTAAGCGGTGATACCAAGTCGCCCTGGTATTTTGCACCGGTAAATATCTCGGATTACGGCAATCTCGCCAAATCCGATTACGGTAAATATTTACTCTCCTTGGGGCGTGCGTCAATGTATAACGAGCAAAATACTTATCATCCGGATAAACTGATGGTTAATTTCAGCCAATCGAAATTCGGGCAGGTATTAATTCCTTGTCCGCACAGTCTTATCGCACACGGTGTGGACGGTGTGTTCCGCCATTTGGGCGTGTTGCCGGATAGATATGAGTGCACAATGACGGGGGTTCAGCCGCGCCAGATTCTGGAAATCGCCGGTGAGCGCTGGATGATTATTCCGAGCGCGCAATATGATGTGCGTAATGCACGGGAGATTGAACGCGGTAAAAACAATTCCGGGATCCAGGGTGTGGCTTATCGTATTATTGAGTAACAAGTATGGCTGATATTACTGCACACAAAGTTAAAACAGGTAAATCCGGTGCGCTCAAAGATACCGGTTATCTTGACCGCTTAGTCACCCATAGAGGAGCGGATGCGCGTATTTTAGCGCATTCACGCATACTTATTAACGGCAAAATTTCGCCCGGCGTGCAGATTGATTTAACACAATCAATGCGGGCACATGTGGTGCCTAATTTCTACGCGCATTTATATAAACGGATTTTTGTTATCCCGCACACTGTCAATCTCGGCTCAATCTCAACCGAGCAACGTTTTTCAGTCCAAGTGTGGAACGCTAACCGCGTACCTGTAAAACTGTTATCGGTTACGTTAGATGGTGGCGAAGGTATTAGAGTTAGTGGTGTAAGTACTGGAACATTTAATGCCCTTGCATTGAAAAAATGGGACATTACCGTCGGTATGAATGGACCGGCAGTGATTGATTGTACGGTAACCTTTAAGTTTTTAGGGCATAACCCGGTGACGTTAAAAATCACCGGTTCACGTTCGACCGATTGGCAATTTTTCCCGGATTGGTCCGAATCCGTGACCGAAAATTTAGAGTGGTTAACTTCCGTGCACCAATCGATTACCGGCGCGGAACAGCGCGTGGCGCGGCGGTTATCTCCACGTCGCAGCTTTGAATTTAAAGTCACGATGACAGATGTTGAACGCCAGTATTTTGACGGCGCGTTATATGCCTATGGGGCACGGGTCTGGGCTATGCCGGTGTTCGCCGATTGTTCTTACTTGCTGGCAGATATTAAACAAGGTCAGCATGAGATAAGTATTAATACCAGGGGTTATGACTTTGTCAGTGGCGGGCGTGTTATTTTGATCAGCGGAAAAAACAAGGAAATGGCTGAAATTGTCGATGTGCAATCAGATAAGCTTATTGTCAAACGCCCAATTGTCCGCAACTTCGACCACACTTTGACGCAGATTTATCCGCTTCGTTCCGCAGTACTTACCGATATGCCGCAAATTACACGATTAAGCGACGGGGTTTCCCGAGCGCAAGTGCGGTTAAAAATTCATGAGCATAACTCTTATTCAAACGATGTTGCGCATTTACCGACATACCGTAACCACCCTGTTTTAGAACCGACAAGCGACTGGTCGGAAGACATTACCGCACAATATACGCGCTTAATTAAGTCTCTCGATAACGATACGGGCTTACCGCATTATCTGGATGCGGCACAAAAAGTCTTTCAGGTCACCAGTCACCGTTTCATTACACAAGGACGTGAGCAACAGCGCAAACTGCGTCAGTTGTTTTATTACTTAAACGGGCGGCAGAAAACAATTTGGGTGGCAACCTCTGGCACAGATTTAACCCCAGACGCAGCTTTAGTCGGCAAAAATCTTGATATTGCATTTATTAACTATACGGCAATGTTACAAAGCCAAACCGGGCGACAAGATATTCGCATTGAATGTACTGACGGACGAATTTTCTATCGCCGGATTGTGTCATCAAGTGTAGTGGATTCGCAAACGGAGCGCTTGGCATTAGATGGGGATACGTTAAATCTTAAACAAGACGAAATTGCTAAGATTTCATTCTTAACGTTGTCAAGACTGGACAGCGATACGGTGAGTTGGGTGCATCATACTGATGCTGACGGTGTGGCAACTATCACGGTGAGTTTTCGCGGTGTGCGCGACGAACTGGAAATTTAAACGGTATTTAACGGAATTTAAAAATGAGTTATTCAGATATTACAAAATCGGTTTCTGACGGTCAGCCGATAACGCTTTATCAATTCACCCGCGGCGAAAATGAAAAAATCTGGCGCTTTTGCGATGCTGATATGGACATTGAAGTAAACAACGAGAAATGGATTGCGACTGCAATTAGCCATTCACGCGACGGCTCAAGAGAAAATGTGGCTGTCACCCTACCAAGTAATAATCCGGTGGCGCAGCTTTATCGCGGTATTGCACCGAGCCAAACCGTTAAGTTGATGATTATGCGATTGCATTGGCAAGATAGAGAAATCCGTGTGGTGTGGGTCGGTACTATTATTGAAGCGAAGCGCCCTGATGTACACCAAACACAGTTAATTTCGGCGGGGCTTTCCGCCACAATGAAATCGGCGGGGTTACGATTAACCTGGGGGCGTAACTGTCCTTATGCGTTGTATGATTATGACTGCAAAGTGAATCCGAAGAATTTTGTTGTCAGCGGGTTAACGGTTAAAGCGATGACCGGGACCACGATTACTGTAGATATTCCGCAAGAATTACCGCAAGGTTGGTTTAATGCGGGGTTTATTGAGTGGCTGGATGACGGTGTGCGCGAAACCCGTGCCGTCAAAACCCATCAGAACAACGAATTGACGCTAATAGGCGGCACTCAGAAGCTGCAAGTGGGAACGGTAATAAAAGTGTATCCGGGATGTGACGGGCGGGCGTCAACTTGCTTGAACAAATTCAAGAATATGCTGAATTTCGGGGGTATTCCGCATATGCCGAATAAAAGCCCTTACGACGGTTCAAGAGTGTTCTAACGTTAGGAGGATTTATGTTTGCAACTATTGGTTGGGCGATTGTCCGTTTCGTGGCGGTAATCGTGGTGAATTATCTGGTTAACCAGGCATTAACTAAACGACCAAACACACAATCACCGGATGCCGCCGCAGCAAAAGACTGGAATTTTCCGCAATCAGACGAAGGTGTGCCGCAATGCGTCTTTTTTGGAGACTGCTGGACTCAAGACTGGCAAGTGCTTGCTTATGGCAATTACCGTACAAGTGAAATCAAAAAAGGTTAATGTAATGACAGATACAGCTCACTTAATTATTACGATGCGGGATATGCGACGGGTCGATTTTTGCGTTTCCGGTGTCGAAGCTTTTTTCAAACGTGAAGGATTGGATTTTGAGGATTTTCTGCAACACGGCATTAATGCCGAAACATTTTTAGCAACGGGCAGTGTATTTGCACGTAAATGCGTTAATGCGGCAATCGAGGACAAGGAGAAGCAATAATGGGTGGCAAACGTAAAGGCAGGTCAGTCACAGTCGGCTATCGCTATTATTGGGATATTCATTCAGGTCTCGGGCGTGGACCCGTGGACGAAATCGTCGAATTGCGGGTAGATGATAAAACCGCTTATGTCGGCAAGCCCGGAGAATTGATACGGTCGCAAGCTATCTATATAGACAAACCTAATTTATTTGGAGGCGACAAAACCGGAGGAGAAGGTGGTATTCAAGGCAGGCTAGAAATTCTGATGGGTGAACCGGACCAAAAACCCAGCAAGATGTTAGTCAATTTACTGAAAGGCATTTTAAATCCGGCAGTAAGTAGCGGGTCGGGCTGGCGAGCCCGTAACCGCCACAAAAAAGGCTATGATGATGGGCGTGATAAGTTTTATTCAAACAGTGAGGTCATTGATGGCGAACTCGCGCCGGATGATATGATACCGGGTTTTCGCGGCATTACGACCACTGTCTTTAGCGGCTTAATTAGTTGCTATAACGCCTACCCTAAAAAACACAGCTATCGTCTCCGGCGCAATAATAAAGGCTGGCACAATGGTGTCGTCTGGTACCCGCAAAAAGCGAGAATCATGCTACGCAACGATAATTTAAAAATAAAAGGATTAACACCCGAACAAGAAGAAAACGTAAGACAAATTCATGCAATGAACCCTGCTCATATCTTAGTGGAATGCGCAACGAATAAAAGCTGGGGTGGGAAAAAGGAACTGTCCGATTTAAATATTGAAAGCTACATTAAAGCTGCCGATACGCTTTATAACGAGGGTTTTGGCTTATGTTTGCGATATAACCGACAGGATAGCATTGAGCAGTTTATTCAATCGGTTATCGACCATATTGGAGCTGTGCAGTTTGACGATATTCGCACCGGCAAGCAAGGCTTGCGTTTGTTGCGTAATGACTACAATGCGGATCATTTACCATTGTTTCACTATGATAACGGTGTGTTGATGGTGCAAGATGAAGACAGTTCGACAACCGACACTACCGCAAATCAAGTGATTGTGAAATATCGCGACCCGCTGACTAATCGCGACGACCAAGCTATTGCCAATAATCTTGCATCTGTACAAATGCACGGCGTCATTACAAAGACAATGGAATATAAAGGCATTCCGACGTTTGATTTAGCCGCACGGGTGGCGCAACGCGATTTAGAGACGGTAGCAAGCAGTTTAACCCGTCTTAAAGTGGTGTTTGATATGCGCGGCAGTGAATTAACCCACGGTGATGTGATTAAGCTTAAATTACCTGATCGGGGTATTGAGAGCGTTATTTTCCGCGTTATGGAGATTAAAAACGGGAACAATGAAGGGGAATTCATTGTAACTTGCTTGCAAGATGTGTTCGGATTACCTGCCGCAAATTATTCTACAAATAAATCGGAATCACTTTATATTCCACCGGATTATAGTGCTAAACCGATTAGACACAACCGATTATTTGAAGTGCCTTATCATCTTTATCCGTTAATTCTGTCTGATGCCGAACGTGCATTCGTGAAACCGACGGATTGCTTGGTGTGGTCACTGGCTACCGCACCGACCGCACTTTCGGTCGGCTATGACTTGATAGTTGATGGGGGCGCTGGATTTGAGCATGCTACCGAAGGTTCGTTCACACCGTCTGTCGTGTTAGATGAAGATATTGCACCTTATCAAACCCAAGTAAGATTTGTTACCGACGGGGATTACTCAGGTCTTAGTGGTGCCGAAGCATTAATGATAGACGATGAAATCGTGAAAATTGACTCTGTGGATTTTACAAAATCCATCATTACGATTGGACGCGGTTGTGCCGACACAATCCCGCAATCACACAAACGTGGTGCAAGAGCATGGTGTTACTTAATTGCAGCAGGCACAAATGACGTGAAATATACCGTCAATGAAAAAATCAAAGCGAAATTACTGACCCGTACACAACAAGAAACGTTATCGGAAGATAAAGCACAAGAACTTGTTATCGTAACCCGGAAACGCCAAGCCCGCCCGTACCCGCCGGGTAAAGTACAGGCTGATGGCATATATAGCGATACTATTGCCGATGGGAGCAAATTTAAATTAACTTGGGCGCATCGTGATAGAGACATTCAAGCCGATAAACTTATCGCACATACCGAAGATAGCACGATTCTCGGTGACGGCGTCAGTTATCAGATTGCTTTGCTTGACGGTTCCAACATTGTTCGCACTATAACAACCACCGATACCGAGTTTTTATATCCGGATGAAGCTAAAAAGGAAGGAGAGCAGTTTAATCGGATTACATTAAGCGCAGTTAAAAACGGCTTATCCAGCTTATTTAATTATCAGTTTAACGTTGCCGGTGCAATGCAGCTACTTTATGACTGGGATTATAAAGCTAAATTCACACAGGGTGATAACTATCTTAACCGCTACGATGATGGTTATTTCGGTGGTCTGCCGTATTTTATGTTATCAAGTAGCTTATCACCGACTAGTGAACTTTACCGAGATTTTGCTGTTACACCGGGCGAGTTTGGGCGGTTTGCGCTTAACTATAAGATTTTGAGTTACAGTCAACGGCGCGGTAAATGTAAGGTTATTGTGCAGTTGCTAAATAGCGATAATCTAGTTAAATCTATTGATTCGGGGCTGCTCGGTGATTACCCGACCGATGACTGGCATCCGCAACAAGTCACGGACATATTACCGCCGCAAGTCACAAGCATCCGATTTAAGATTGTCGTGCAAGATAGTATCGCTAATAATGCATTGGCATTTAGGGATATAACAATTCGTGTAGGCAAATAGGAGGTAAATAAAAATAACACAAACACGGGTAGTCGGTGAGCTTTGCACAGCCTGCCGACCTTATCACCCACAGTCCTGACCTGTGAGCAATAACTATTGCTAGACCCGCGGTCTTAGCCAAGACGAGGTAAGTCTAGCGTATTTTTTCAGTATATGAAAGAGGCTTACAGAATATGAAAAACAATTTATCAAGCTATAAACAAGCACCACTCCCATTTATTGGGCAAAAACAGCAATTCTTAACACATTATACCACAATACTTAATCAGCATATTCAGGATGAAGGTAAAGGCTGGACAATTATTGATGCCTTTGGTGGTTCGGGATTACTTAGCCACACGGCAAAACAACTCAAACCTGCTGCACGCTTTATTTACAATGACTTCGACGATTATGTCATGCGGCTCAAACATATTGACGATATTAACCGGTTGCGTGGCAAGATATATACTTTATTAGATGGTGTTCCACGCCAAAAGCGTATTACTGATCATCTTCTCAAAACTAAAATAATCAAAGCAATCGAAACATTTGACGGTTATAAGGATTTAAACTGCTTAGCCAGTTGGCTATTATTTAGCGGTCAGCAAGTCGCAACACTTAGTGATCTTTATCATAAAGATTTTTGGAATTGTATTAGAAAATCAGATTATCCAAATGCCCATGGTTATTTGGATGGTATAGAGATTACCAATGAATCATTCCACACGTTACTTCCGCGTTTTATCAATGACGAAAGGGCGGTATTTGTGTTAGACCCGCCATATTTGTGTACGAAACAAGAGAGCTATAAGCAAGCGCATTATTTCGATCTTATCGACTTCCTACGCTTAATTAACATTACACGACCACCGTATATCTTCTTCTCATCGACAAAAGCGAGTTCGTGCGGTTTATTGAGTATATGTGTGAAGATAAAGTCAATAACTGGCAGGCATTTGATGGTGCACAAAGAATTACGATTAAGACAAACCTCAACTACCAAGGGCAATATGAAGATAATTTGGTTTATAAATTTTAGAGACTAAAAGGATCAACGACTGATCCTTTAATTTCTGTATTAACTATCTAATTCGGAAAGTCAGCAGTAAAACGCCGAGGATTGTGGGACCGTGGTTGATTTGAATTTAACGACGCTATCAGTTCGATTATCTTCTATAAAGCGTATATCGAGATATTCCGTATCATATAAAAATACCTGCCCGTGTCCATTGGGCATGCTATATTGAGACCCGTCATTAACAAAGTCGGCTTGTAGTTTTACGACCACTAATGCTAATTCAGCCATGATTTCTTGTTCAGTTCTCATTTTTAATGTAGTCATTTTTATTTCCTGTGTTTTAAACTGATTACGGGATTACTCTGCTCAATTTTGTAAGAGCGTTTCACTATGTGCAATAATCTTAATTTTAATTTATCGCGCTGAGCCTAGTTAATTTATCGCGCGCGGCATCAAAATGGTGTCTTTCCAGTAATTAGATTCCTTCGCCAATTTGAAGAAATGCCCGATGGCGTAATCGGCGTACTTCGCCGCGTTGTTGCGGGTGGCTTTCGGTTGTTCGTAAAGCTCGATTTTGCCGTCCGGAAATTCAAACGGGTCATGGTTGCTGGAACTGAACACCAGACTGAAGAACGGCTTGCCTTCTTTTTGTAATTGGGTGAAGGTCTCGTTGGCTTTGGTGAACAGGTCTTCGTCGCTCACGCCCCAGGTGCCGGTAAAGGTCGGATTTTGATAATCCATTTGGTCGATAATGCGTTTGAAGCCGTTGCCGTAGAAAAGCCTGCCATGTTGTCGAAGTGTTTTTCTCCGCCATAAATAAAGGAGGTGTCATAGCCCCGTTGGCTTAATAATTGCGCTAAGGTGAAAAAGCCGTTTTGGCTGTTATTCAGTTTCACCACGGCGCGCGCCGGTGTTGGCGTGAAGCCTGCGGTCACCGCTTCAATGCCGCGTACCGAGCGGGTGCCGGTGGCGTATAAATTATCAAAAAGCCAGCCTTGCTGCGCCAGTTTGTCAAATTCCGGCGAAAGCGGCAAACCGCCTAAGGTGCCGATAAATTGCGCACCGAAACTTTCTTCCAGAATAATCACGATATTTTTCGGCTTGCCTTGGTAAGTAGCTTGGTTACGGGTCAGCGTCGGAAATTCATCGGAAATATAGGCCTCCGCCGGGCGGCTGCCGCTGTTCTTGATAATGTCCAGCAT